TGTCTGTGGTTCCCCACTGTCTACTTGAAGATTCCAAGCCATCTGACAGTCGCTGGGTTGCCAGTATATCCTGGCAACAACTGAACCCCGATAATAGCTTCATTATTAGTACAAAATATAGCTGTTACAAGGATGGTATTGGCTTTTGGGTCATTAAAGGATGAAATACCTTGCAAGAACGCTTCGGCAGTCAACGGAAGTGTTGTGGAGGCATAGTGTACCCCTTGCGCATTGGCTGTAGATACAGATATGATTCCCCACTGTTCAATTATCAAGAACGGGTAATAGCGATATACCATATTGCATAATTGTTATCTTCGCCGATCCATTTCCTGTTAGTTTGGCTGTAAGAGACTACTTGCTTTGTAGTGCCTTCGTGCATGCCCACAATAATCAGCTGAGAAGCAGATAAAGGTAAAGTGAGCGTAACGCCTTCGTTGCTATATCCCCACTGTCTAACAGCCTAATGCAATCCAATAAACAGCAGCGTAGGCATTATAGCTACCATCGGTCGAAAATGTGCTAAATCCGATCTGATTTAAGCTATCTAAATAATCACTTAATCCGATCACAATAACCGGGCTCGCGCCAACGTGTAAGCCGACGCCAATTTTAAATTTAGTATACGATATCGGCAACCCAACAACCTTTGTATTGTTTGGCACTACTCCCCACTGTATAATTAAGCCGCCAAAGAAGCTCCCAAGGCAGGCATACCCATTCTGTGCGATATTGTACTTCACTCCGGATGCCGTCAGTACCATCTTGAGGAGCTGCCCGAACCACGAATTTGTCTCAAGCGCCGTAATCGCGCTGATGGCCGTAGTGAGAGCCAGCTTCTTGATGATGTCATTGCCAAAATCAGCAATCTTCTCGAACAGCTTGAACCGGCTTTCATGAGCCGTGTCGGACGCATCGTGAGCAGCAATCATCTCTTCCACATCACTCTTATGCGTGTAGACGATAGATTTGTCAATCTGCACAGAGATATTGGCAGACGAGCTGACTACCAGATTGACGACCAGACGGTTTTCATCGGATGGAGTATCCTTGCTCGGAATGTAATCGTAGTTGTTGCCGGCATTGGAGTATGCATACAGAGTTTCGGATCCGTTATCGAGTTTAGCAAAGATGCCGATTTCCCTGGAAACAAATCCTTCTTCCAGTTCCGTGTTGGACGTGTCGAACGTAAGCACCAGCTTTTCTTCGTTGCTGTCATCCACGCTGACAATCGGCAGTGTCATTTTCGGAGATTTCAAATCCGTGAATTTGGAGATATCATCCGAATCTGCAATAACACCGGAACCGAGTTTCCCGCAAGTAAAAGTTAACGTATGAGAATTTTGAGCCTGGACAAGCATTTGCGTGCCCTGAGATGTAAAGGTTAGATTTGCAAATTTAGCCATGGTCTATTGCCCCCCGAAATTTTAATGAGCTTGTAATTATGAACGACTGCGCCAGCAATATAGCGTGGTGAATCATCAACATTGATGCTGTAATTTACAGACATATCAACAAGATTTTTCCGGTAACACTGCACAGTTCCGGCTCCATGATATTCAAGGTCTGCCTTGGTGATGGTCACCAGCTTATACCCGATGTGAGCAGGTATGTATGTGCTGATGGCAGTACGTAACTTTTCATAGTCCGTAATCTGGCCACCATGATAAAGCACTTCAATCCGGTACTCACTGGGATAGCTGATGATGTATCCCTGCTGGTCCGCAATGTATCCGTTAATCAGGTTCGTCAGGAAGACTTCCGTCACGCTGCCCGGACTTTGAAGCTTGGCGATTATCGTGCTGCGACGCACACTGTCGCTGAGCGTTTTGTCCGTAGTGATGCCGCACAGTTCTTCCCAGCGCTCAAGGCCCCAGGTGGCTGACTTCACGTAGAACTGGTCTAGCACATCCTGCAAATCAATCCGGATGGTATCATGTTCTTTGCTGTCCGCATCATTCGCGGCCTGGAACTGCTGGCTGTGAGCCAGAAACGACGGCAGGTATTGCAGAATATCTACAATGCTTTGCCGCATCCAATTATGATCACTCATGTCAGCGTCACCGTCCCAACTACAGGAAGATTATCCACAGCACAGATGATGTTATCTGTACCGTCATTAATCGTCAGATTATCATAATCGTTTACCCCGGTCGTATCAGAGTTATCCAGGATGATACGGCCGATCTGGGCATAAGAGATGGTCACCGTGTCAGTTGCCTTCTGCGTAGTGTAGTTTGTGCCGAACACGCTGGCCTTGAAATATTTTGTCAGAGCCGCTTTGATGGCATCCGCGTTGCCAGTCCCGTCGGTTACCTTGAGAGCTACATTGACCGTTTTCAAAACAGGCGCCGTGACGGTCACAGTCGCTCCGATCGGCGCGTTCTCCGTGATGGTATCCCGCACTTTTTGCAGCAGCTCTTCACTAGGCGTATCTTTATTGGCATCGACAACGATAACTTTGACGGTCCCGTTGCCATTCCAGAGCGGCAGCACTTTGACAGCGCCAACGCCGCTGACCGATGTGGACCACTCAATGTAATGGTATACATTGCCAGATGTGGCTGGCTGTCTCACTGCGAACAGCAGCCGTTCCAGCAAGGCCCCGTCAGTTTCTTCTTCGTACCCGTTATAGGCAGCCGCTTCATTCGTGACTTTCGATACGCCATAAATGCTGACAGGGATAACCGTAATGGTTCCCGCTGCCACATTGCCGCCCGCTCCGGTACTCTGCGCCGTGGCTTTTACAGTACCAGTGCCTTTATCATCCAGCTTCACTGCATCATCAGTGGCAAAGTTCGTGCCACTGGCCGTTGCGAATAAAGAGCCGGCCGGAACGATTGCACCAGCCGTACCAGTGATAGATAACACCACCACCGCCGATGTGGCCGCCCGTCTGGATAATCCGGCCAGTTCATCCGCCAGCCGATCTAGATAAATGCCCCAGCTTGTCTGGGGGAAGGCGGCATCCATCATCAGATCCATTTCAGCGTAGGCCTTTTCAAATTCTTTCGCATTGGCTGCCAGGGTATCAAAGGAAAACGTGCCTTCCACAGCGCTTACGTCCGTCCCCTTGAATTCTGCATAATATTTTTTCAGCCGTTCCAGGATAACGGACCTTGTTTCTGCTTCGAACATCTTTACACCTCGATTCCCATTTCAACCTCACCATAAACCGTTTCCAGATGAATCACCATGGTAATTTTCTTGTGTTCCTGGGTGACCTGCAATGCCGTAACATCCGTAATGTATGGGTTGACCATGAGCCCTTCCTTTACATAACGGAAAAGTTCGGAACTACGCTGCCCGTCATTGGGGCCTGTACCGATAAACTTTTCAAGCTCGATGCCATAGTCATCAAAGTATGCAAGATACCGATACCGTTCGCATCGGAGTACATGCAGCACCCAGACCTTGATAGCCTCTTTCCCGGTAACAATCTCATGGGACCCGTCACGCCTGTAGATGAAATCATCCTTTGCAAAGTCCCAGGCAAATTCAGTGAACGTAGGAAGGCTCTGGGTTGCCGTTTCTGATGTAGATGGGCCTACAACAAATGGATTACTCATTGCCGTCAAGCCTCCTTAGTTTCATCCCCACGATATACTGCTTTGTGGTCTTGTTATCATCCCCAGTGACAGGCAGCAGAAGGACCTTGTCGCCCACTTTCCATGTATCTGTCAGCCGCTCATCATTGTCAATCGGATGGTTGTGAGATTCATAAGCAGCATCGCCAGAACCGCCAGCACGGTTTGCTGTTGAACCGACCATATGGCGCGTGTGTCCGGGAATCCAGTAGTCATCAATCCACAAATGTTTCTTGTCCAAGACGTAGCCATTGTACCGGATCTGAATCTCTGGAGGCGGGCTGACGATGACGCCGATGCCGGCAGTCGGCTGCAAGGCAGCTCTCTCTGCCAGCTTTCGGTTCAGGTCTACAAGGCCCTTATACGGATTATCTGTTTTCTTCATTCATCGTCACCCCCTGGATGCTTTAATGACTTTCGTGACTGGCATCCCCATTTCCGTGTAGTCGCTACCATGGACAGTGACATTGCGGGATGAGCTATTGCCGTAATAGCCGCCCTGGCCATCGTAGATAACAACGTGGTCGTCATCACCATAGACAATGACGTCGCCCTTCTGTAGGTCACTGGTATCATACGACAACAGACCGGCTGCATCCGCATCGGCCACCATCGCAGGGCAATAGACAACTCCATTGCTGGCTTCCTGCGCCAGGAATGGGCTGTAATAGCTGCCGCACTTGCCAACAAATTCAGCGCAGCCTTCACGCCCGTTGTTCATCGTCTGGCCGCCCCAAGCATCCCAGCCGGCAGATATTCCCGCATCGACATCAGCAGAGCCATTGGAAATGCCCTCCTTGTTCTTCATGCGGTCCTTCGAGCTGTTGAACACCGGTGTTGCATAGTCTACCTGCTCAATCTCCGGCTGTTCCGGCTGATCCGGAATATATTCAAGCGTCAAATCCATCGTATGGACGTTATTTTCGAAATTGTGGGTATCGCTTTTGATATAGAACGTACCCGTAAGCTGTTCTTCCTGCACTTTGATGCTGTATCCGGTGATGCACTGGACGTTTCCGAGCCCTTTCAGACTCGATTCATCTTTCAGCCGTGCCAGCTGGGCTTTGGCGGCGGTGACATTATCCACTGTTTCATCAGGTTTAGGCGGCTGCATCTTGTAGATTTTCTGAATCATGCCGTAGTGCGTCACGTCGTCGTTTATCGTGAACATCTGGCAAATGGTCCCGTTGTCATCTACTGCTTTTATCCGGTTGACCATATTCTCGATGCTTTCGGAATGCTCCGTGCTGAACGTGTTGGTGTCCGCCGTCGCTACATACCCGTCAATCAGCTCGCCTTTCTTGATGACATTGACCTGGCCATTGATGCACACCGGCAAATAGTAGGTGTCCTTCTTGGCAGCCTTATCAGCCGTCTGCTGGATGTCGAGAAGTGCCCGCAGTACTTCCGTTCCGCTCTTATCATCTGCAATATAGTCAACGGATGCATCAAGCCCATCCGGAAGAGTCCCAACGGGTATGCCAATCTCTTTGCACACCTGCTGAATGCCAGCCGCCACCGTGCCGGTGATGACTGCCCTGATGTTGCTCTTAGCCAGATAAATCATGTCATCAAAGCAGGAAAAATCGAATGTATAGGAATCCGTCACACGTTTCCGGTAGAAGATGCGCCCCTGGAAGATTTCAATCTCCGGATCCGTATCCTTTTCCCGGTAAAACAAGTAGATGAATCCGCCGATTTTCAAATCAAGCGGCACAAACGTCTTATCCTTGTCAGGCGTGTTGTATGCGATGGAAAATTCAAGCTTGCGGGCGGCCTGCTGGCTGTCCCCGGACCATGCCATTTTCTGTACATAATTCGTGATGTCAAAGTTGTTTTTCGGCTCAGGTCCCTTGCTGTCCTTGCGGGCTTTTGTCTCTTTTTCCGTTTCAGGTGGGTCACTATAGCGAATGCTTAACATATCTCTCTATCCCTCCTAGAACTTATACAGGCTCTTGCCACCCGTCCGGACCGCATTAGCAACGGTCGTGAGTACCGTGCCGGCAGGGATGCCGCCGGATTTCACCATGCTTTTATACAGGCCAAGGGCACGCTTGCCTTGATTGACAATGCTGGTGGTCTTCTGGAAGGCCTTCTGCGCATTGTCCAGCGCGTGCATGGCCCCCAGGCAGGTGGTTTCCTTGCTTGCGCCAGTCTCTGCGACACGGCTCTTTAGGCCAGTCGTATCGCTCAGAACGTCAGCCTGGGGCATGATGTAGCGGTATTCTTTCAGAGCCAAACTGAAATACACATCGCCGCTGCCGTCTTTTTCTTTATAAACAAACTCATCAATCGTGACCGGCAGGCTGACATCTGTACCCGTGATGCTGATGCGGCACGGCTGCCCGCTTTCTGCCATCTGCTTGACCTTGCCTACCAGCTCATATGGGCTGCCGGCCATCACTGTTTGCAGAAAATTGTAATCCTGGGCAGGGAAGAACGATGAAAATTTCATCGTGGCCAGGCCGCGCTTACCGATCATATTGATTTCGCCCAAATTGTTGATGTTGACCGTGCTGTTATTGTACGGGTTCACCACTTCAAAATCAGGTGGGCTGACAGGGAAGGCGACACTGCTGCCGCCGCCGGACAACGTAAATACACAACCGTCTCCACCATTACCGCCCAGGGCTCCAAGAACACTCCCCAGTATGCTGGAAGCGGTACTCATAAAGTTTAAGAAACTACTCATCAGATCGCCCCCACTGTAGAATTAATGGCTTCCTTTTCCATCTCATAATGGATTTGTTCTGCCACTTTACGGGCAAATTCTCGGATATCGGAGCCGTTATTGATGGTCACGCCGCTGATGTTAACGGTAATCCCTCCGCCGGTCCTTAGGTTCCCGGATGCCGCGCCCATGTTGTATGCATTTCTCATAGACTGGCTGTGCGGAATGACCTGCGCTCCGGACGGAAGATTGATGATTTCAGCGCCGCGGTCATTGACTGCCGCTGCGCCGCCCTGCCAGTTGGTCGTGCCATTGTACAAGTAAGGGATATTCAATCCAAAGTGGCTGCCGCCGTATTTCGGAACCCAGTCAGGGATATCAACGGAAATTGAATTGATTCCGCCGATTACACCGTTGATGGCTGCTTTGATACCTTGCAGAATGCCGTCGCAAATTCCCTTCAAGCCGCCGAAGATGCTGCTGAAAATGTCAACAACGCCTTGCCAAGCCATGGACCAATCGCCGGTAAAAACACCCGTAATGAATTCAATCAGCCCACTGAACACGCCCAGAGCCGCCGTAACAATCGAGCCCAGGATACTGAATGCTGCCGTGACTGCCCCAGTGATAACACTAGAGACGATGACAAACGCCGCATAGAGCTGTCCGCCGATGACTCCGGCCAGCACATCAGAAAGCATGTTCAAGACTCTGAAAACGCCGGTCCCGTTCTGGAATGCCTGGGTGAGTGTATGCCAGACCATCTGTAGTTTTAAAATAGCCGGCTGGATCATGCTCACCGCGGCATTGAATGCGCTCTTGATCTGCGTCCAAAGCCGCTGGAAGAACGGGCCGATACGGTCCCAGTTCCGATAGATGAGGAAAGCTGCTGCCGCAATAGCAGCAATCACAATGCCCCATGGGCCCAGCATGGCCACGGACGCCGTGCGCAGCATGGTGAAGCCCCGCATCACGCCCTGAACGGCAAACTGCAAGGCCTTATTGCTGATAGTCCCGCCCTTCATAACCGTGCCAATCTGGCCGTATACCTTGGCCATGTTTCCGCCGATGGTAATGGCCTTGCCGGCGGCAATAGTAAACCCAGTAAGCCCAACAAATGCCCCGGCTATCTGAACAATCATGTTCTTGGTTTCCGGAGAAAGGTTTGTAAGAGCATCCGCCAGCGCCTTGATGCCGCCGGCCGCCCACTGAATTGTTGGTGCCAGGGCAGAGCCAAAGGACAGGCCCAAGGCTTCTACGGAACCCATGAGGGAATCAATGGAGCCTTTGAGCGTCTTCTGCATGGTCATATACGCCTGGTGACTGCTACCGGAGCTGTTGTTGATGGCATCCGCTGCCTGCTTGTATGCTTCCGGGCTGGTCTTAATCAACGACAGCAACCCGCTGTAAGCGTCTTCACCGGCAATGGCTTTGGCCATAGCGACCTGCTCCGTATTCGACATGCCGGACATGGCCGTCCGCATCTGCCCGATGACGTTTTCCAAACCAACAAAGTTACCGCTTGCATCCTTAATCTTGAGTCCCATCTGTTCGATGGCATTGGCAGCATCTTTTGGAGGCGATGCCAGACGGCTCATCATGGAACGCAATCCGGTACCAATCGAGCTGGCTTCAATACCGTTGTTGGACATGACTGCCATGGCCGTGCCCAGCTCTTCAATGCTGACACCAAGTGCGGCCGCCGGAGCGCCTGCATACTGCATAGCAAGGCCAAAGTCCTGCATACCCAGTTTGGACGCATTTGCCGCCGCCTGGATAACGTCCGCTACGTGCGTAGTGTTGGCTGCCACATCGCCCTGAGTCAGGTTCCAAACGGAAAGTGCAGAGGTTACAACGTCAGAAGTAGTGGCAAGGTCTTCACCGGACGCAATAGACGCCTCGATGATTCCCGGCATAGCCGCAATAGACTGGGAGGCATTGAATCCGCCCGCTGCCAGTCTATCCATGCCTTCGGCTGCTTCCTGGGCACTGATAGGGAAGTCAGCTCCCATCTTGGAAGCCGCTTCCCGCATCTGATTCAGCTCTTCCGTAGTCGCTCCTGCTTTTACGCCTGCCGCCGTGATGGTCTGGTCGAAACTCATAAATGTTTTTACGCTTGCCGCACCAAGGGCCGTAATGCCCGCAGCCGCCGGAAGCATTGCTTCGCCTAAATTGCTGACATTCTTGCCGGCTTTGGCAACATCACGCCCCATACGCTGGTTGGCTTTACTGGTTTCTTCCATGCTGTTCCGAATCCTTGCCAGCCCGCTTGTGACATTGTCCTGGAGTCTCATGATTACATCAATAATTTCGGCCATACGTTAACCTCCTTTCACTTTATTCTCTATTTCTTCGCGGGCATGCTCCTCGCCCTCGATTTCTTTCAGCATGAAAGCCCGGAGAACTACGCGCTCACCCGGGCCCATTGCATACCACTCCGACGGCTTCACGCCATGCCTGACATAGTGCCAGTACATGGTCTGAACATCCCCGTCGGAATCTATCAGTTTTTTACTTCTTCAACCTTTGCAGCGCCCTGCTCACCACCAAAGCCGCAGAGTTCCGTAATCTGTTCCGCAATGTCAGCAATTTCGCCGGCATTGAACAGCTTTTCAAACAGATCTTTTCTGGTACCTGCCCCATAGTGCTTGAGGACCTCTCTGCTGTCAAAATCCTTGTTGGTGATGCCGTCAACCAGCAGCATAATCTGCAACTTGTAGGTATCAGCGCCTACCGGCTTATTATTGCGGTCAAACTTTACCGCGCCGTCCTGAATTTCTCTTACGCGCCTGGATGGAATCTGGCACAGATGAAGCACAAACGGCTCACCGATAATGCCGGAGAGCCGCTTCACTTCGAAATCTTTAGTTGCTTTTTTCATTACCTTGCCCGCATCAGCTGCAAGCAATGCCTCTGCTAAATTCATAGAATACCTTGCCTTTCTTATTCAGACGCGCGGTCCAGAATATCAAAGTCCGTAAACGTGAAGTCATAGCTGTCTTCGGTCAGCTTCTTCGCTTCCCAATCCATGAGAGTCAGCTTATCGAAAGTCGCATCTCGGATGCAGACACGTTCATCGCCGATAGCATCCGGATCAGACAGCTTTGCAATGATGGTGCATACCGTCTGATGCCCGTTTTTGATATTATCGGCCATTTTATCAATCATGTAGGAAGAGATGTGGTTCATTTTGATTTTACCTTTCCCTTCCCATCCGGTTGTCTTATACTGTTTGCCGCGCTTTTTAACCTGGTTGACTTCTTCTTTTACCAGATTCACTTCGGCCTGAAAAGCAGTTACCTGAGCCATGTAATCAGAATCAATCCATACTTCACCTTCGGTGCCGGACATAACCTGCTGGGCTACCATAGAATCTGCCATAGTTCAACACCTCCTTAAATATTGATTGGAAGTTCGATATCTTCCATTGCATCAAGAATTTTTACCTTGGCGGTCAGGAATACTTTCTTCTTCGTATCCAATTTCTTGATTTCCAAGTCAGACATATCGGCAAGTTCGTCCTTCGTATACAGGCCATGTTCGAGCTGATACGTTTTCACGGCTTCTACGTCGATATCAATCGTGGAATAGTCCTTCTGTAACAGGCGCCCCTCTTCCAGCTCTTTGAAATAGCCGCCAATCGCAGTGATCAGCAGCTGCTTGTTGTCGTAATCGTTCGTGTATTTGCCGATGTAGCTGTCCTGGGCGGTTTTCTTGATGTCGTCATACATCATGTCCATGACATCCACAGTCTTGATGGTCTGATAAGCTTCCAGTTTCCCCTGGGTGGTGGTGACCAAAGAGTTCATGGCACGGCTCATCTTGAACTTCTCGCCGTCATACCAAACGAAAAATTCACCTTTGTTGACCTTTTCGTCATTTTCATCAAGGCTGTACTTATCGCAGTCAATGACTTCCGCCAGTGGGGCATACGTTGCGGAAATTGTCATCGGGGTACCTGCAATCAGGCCGGCAATACGTGGCGTGTACTGTGCGCCGGTATAGGATTTTGCCTTGGTCTTGATGGTAGTGTTCGAGAAATTGATGACACCTTCATAGTCTGCGCTGTAGCCAGGCAGTACGACCTTGGATTTCTTGTACTTGTTTTCACGGTTCGTTTTGAGCCAGGTCGCTACGGATTCCAGCTGCGCCGTAGCGATGGACGGAATGGCCAGATAATCCCAGCGGTCTGTTGCCAGAATCTTGAGCGTATCCGCGAATTTGTCCTCAGAACTGTCCTTGGTTTCATTGGTTGCCTGCAAATAAACCTTGACGCGGTATGGCGTCTTGGTATACCCGATGAGGCACTTTGTGATGTAATCGCGATTATCGTCAGTCAGCTCCGCCGGAATGTCATCGGTGGTATAAACGGTAAACGGGTTGGTGATGGCAGCCACATCAGTTGAAGTGGTACCACTAGTAATTTTATGGTCAGTCAGCAGCTTTGTGATAGTGTCCTGTGGCTCTTCGAGCAAGAGGGCAACAATGCCACGCTGGCTGCGTTCAATAGCTTCGATGCCGGCTTCAATAAACGCAATGTTTACGGAAGGCATTCCGAGTTTTGCCATATATCTTCACTCCTTCATATAGTTTCTGAATCAATCTTCGAATTCCATTTTTCATCCTCAACAGTACGATGGCTGTTATTGGAACTGGTATGGATATTCAGTTCGACTTCACTCATGATTTCAACATTCCCGTCAGCAGTCTTTTCAACCTGTTCCAGGAACGGAATCACTATGGTTACCTGCAAGATATCCTGTTCTTCCCCGGTACGGTCATCCTCGACGCTCTCAACATGAAGATAACGGTCCCCAACCTGTATGCCAGACTGGAAGAGCCGCTGAATGAGATCAACAATCCCTAAGTAGGTAATCTCATTCTTTTCGTTATCCCTGGGGAAATAGGTCAAAGCAATGGTCAGCTCTTTTTCTACCACATTATCCGTATATGGAGTCATGCGAGACGATGCTGATACAAAAAAACATGGTTTCTTGAACTTTTCAAGGACCTCATCCGAGTAGACTTTGCAGCCGGTTGCCTTGGAAACGGCCTGGATAACAGCGCTTAGTGCATCAATCTGTTTTACGATTTTAGCCAAGATGATCACGTACTTTCTGGTAGAAGTCGTTGGCCATGCCATCCTTGATGCCGTCCCAGTTGTCCTGCACCGCTTTCTGCAAGAATCCCTTATGGCGGTTCAAGGCGCTGCGCCATTCTGGCTTAGGATTGCCATGAGTATCCTTTGGATTCTGCACGCCACGGTTCACCAAATGGAAATGTGGCGCCGTAGAACGGATTTCCGCGCGGGTATCTGCCGCCCGGTAGCCCTTAATCTTGCAGCGCCACGACTTCTTCAATTTGTGTGGGTGGTTCGTATCCCCGACAGGGGAAGCCTTCCGGATGGCCTTTGTCATCTTCTTGGCGCCGGCCTCCAGCACGTCTTCGGCATCGCCGGGGTACTGTACCCTCATTTCATCCAGTCGCCTGACAAATTCCTCAATCTTCACCAGAATCACCTCGCTCCTTTATGTTGCACATGAGTTCCAGTTTTACGTGGGCTTCATACGGGTCAACAACCGACATGATCCGATAGGTAATGCCAGCATATTGAACCAGCATATCCGGGGTAATCCCTTTCCGGTAACGAATCGTGACCTTTGTGACGAACTCAACCTTGTCTTTATACTGCTCATAGTAGGTTTTTCCTCGTGCCGGTTCGATACGGGCCCAAATGCCATTACCGATAGCATCAGTCAGTGTCTGATGGGTAAGTCCATATTCGTCGGTGCTTTCCTGATACTTCATGATATGGATTCTTTTATCGAGTGACCCGATTTCAATGTTAATCATAGGCTATCCCTCCGGGTAGTCACTGCACTGGGCGATATGAGTCAGCAACGCGGTCACAGTATGGGGAATCACGTTGATGGCTCCTGGCTTCTGGCTGTACGCAGCACGGTTTTCGTACCAGTGCGCCACCAGCATTTTGATACACAGGTCATATAGCTGGCTTTCGTTGCTGCCAGTATTGACCTTTCCCGTCGTCCGTCTTACATAGTCGCCGGCCGCGCTGATCAGGCTCGTTACCAGTTCGTCATCGTCGGTAATGTCATTATCTAGCTTTAAATAATTCTTTGCCTGGGCAAGCGTTACGGCCATGGTTCGTCACTCCTTACGCTGTCTTATTGCCAGTCAGCAGAACGAGAGAATTGAAGTCAACCGGGCGGCCGTCCGCAATCATGATGGACTTTCTTACAAGGTCGTCAGTGTCATTGTCTTCGTAAACCTTCATGGAAACATTGTAGTTGGTATTGAGGACGTAATCTTTCATTCTGTAGATGAATGCAAACACGTCAGTCTTCGTCAGAGTTGCGGCAAAGTCCGGCAGATAATCGCAGAGTACTACGTTACGGCCCATCAGAACACGTTCCGGAACGCCATTGATGCCGGCATTAACGCGCGCAATCGGCTGGCCGGCAGAGTCGGTCATGGCCATGAACTGCATAAAGGTACCCTTGGTCATAACCCATACGGAGCCAGCTTCGTACGCCTGGGGAACTTTGGCTTCTGCATCGGTAATGGTATCAAGGCCAAGCTTAGTAACGTTGATGGTAGAGCCCTTGGTGGTATCTTTGATGATACCGGTCGGCTGGCCAGAGCCAGTACCTTTGATGATGGCTTCTTCCAGTGCAACGGCCATGGCTTCTGCGATGTTGGAAACAATGGTATCTTCGAATGCAGACAGAGTCATGTATTCAGATTCCAGCGTTACCGCAACCGCGCAGCGCAGCTTGAAGTGGCTAAAAGTAACCGTGCCAAGTGTCTTTTTCTGCTTATCAGAAGTAGCGCCTTCTGCTACCCAGGTAGCTACCGGCTTAACGTCGGCAGTTGGGATAGCCAGGCCCGACTTATACGCAGTACGAGTAACGAGAGGCAAGATGTTTCCATAGGTGCGCAGCTTTTCAACGACACGGTTAAGAGTGGTCGGCGGAATCAGTGCGCCCGCATCAGTCGTAGTAGTTGCTGCACGGAATTCAGCCGGGATGGCAATGCCACGTACTACATAATCCATGAAGGCCTTACGGTATTCATCGGAGTCAAGGCCCTTGGTAGTTTCATTGGCCTTCGGCTTCTGGCGGCTATGTACGCCTTCCGGATTGTTTCCCAGATTGATGCCTTCGGCAATCTTTTCACGCTCTTCAATTTCTTTCTGTTCAGCATCCAGTTTTCTCAGTTCTTCCTGGAGTGCTTTCAGGTCAACCTTGCCGTCACCCTGGAGCGCGGCTCTGATTTCTTCTTTACGGCTTCTGATTTCAAAAAGTCTCTTATTCATAGTTGTCTCCTTTTCTCATAAATACGTTTCAGCAATCAGTTTTTCACGGAGTGCTGCTTCCTGTTCGTGGCGCTTCAACTCTTCAATAATGCCTTCATGGCCACGGGCGGCAATGCTGGTACCATCGTAGGCCGGGAAATCCACCGGGCTGGCATCCACAATCATGTCAATGTGCTTGATGGTCCTAGTCTGTTCTTTGGCTGCGGAATCATTTTCCCAGTCATCCTTATCTACCGTGAAGGCAAAGGACATTTTATTGATGTCCCCGCGCTTAATCAGCTGATAGATATCCTTGCCGGCAGTTGTCGGCGCGATGTCAGCCTCTACCTTGATTCCTCGTTCATCGGCTGCAATTTTCATAGAGCCATTGGACGTGCGTGCCAAGATAAGTGCCGCATCAGAGTGGTTATACCTCAGGATAACGTCACTCATGTCCGTATTGGCATCGACAGCGTTTCTGTCAATGACTTCGTAATACTTTGTTCCGCTGTATGGCGATTCCCACAGCAGCGTTTTTTCATTGAATACGGCAGCATAACCCTCAACATGGAGGCCTTCCCCTCCGCCTTCCTGGTCGGCAGCTCTCAGCGCCAGCCTTCTGCACTCAATCTTTTTCTCCATCCCCATCACCTCCTTCCGATGCGCCATTATCGTTGTCATCCTTACCAGTCTGATAAAGAGACTGGTCCTTTGCCTTTACGTAGTTCAGCGATACCACGATTTCCTCACCTTCCTTGCCAGGTAAGCCGGCATATCCGAATAACTCGCGGATTTCATTCCGCTTGATGGCGCCGGCAGGAATCATGGCCTCTGCAATCTTGACCTTCGATGCCGTACTCATATACGCCAGGCGGTTGGCTTCAAACAAAACCTCATTCCCAAAGCCGCGTTCCTTCTGGGTGAAGAGCTTCTCCGTAAATTCCTGAGATAATTTAATGGCAATCGGCGCGATGACGCTTTCATAGAAGGCCTGGTATTCCTCTTCCGTGAATTTCCCGGAAACGATTTTCTCGTTGACTCCGAAATACTTGTAAAGATTGTCGCGGGCAAACGTCATCTGGCTGGCATCAAATGTCTGGGTATCGGTGGTAAGCTGCTGGAACTTGCCACGATTATCAAGGCTGCCGATGCCACTGCCATTGGAAGGGCCGGCAAAGGAATCAACAAATTTCTGCCACATCGCTTCCTGGTCCTCCGGACGGACCGTGCCAGTCCACTGGATCACGCCGCGGAGCTTGCTGAAATTCTTGACCACATTGATGATGGCCGTCTTGACGGATTTCAGCAGGTTGATATCTTCCGTGAGGATTTGCCCTTCCGGATCTCCGAAAACTTCATCTCGGTTATAGTGTCTCCGGATGTGAATCAGTTCCTCATATGGGACTGTAGCCTGTTCGCCGCTGCCAAAAGTAAACTTGCAGTACAGGTTCCCTTTGCGGTCCTCGAACAGTTCCAGATTATTGAAGTTCAATGGCCATAATGCGGTAATGTCTCCAAACTGGTTCCTCTGGATATAGACGAACAGGTTATTGTAGCAGTAATACTGGGCAACAATTTTCTCGATGAATTCCGATGTCGTCATTAATGGGTTAGGCCGGATAGAAAGGATGTATTGCAGCTTATCATCTGCATTTTTCACGATATTTCCGTCCCGCCGGATAATGTGCTTCGGATGCAGCTTCCCCGCATGGCGGGCAATGGTGTCGATACAGTTCCGCCCGGTGGCCGTGTCGTAGACATTTCCATCAAATGGCACGTAGTCGTTGGAGTAGCCATCCAGCAGCTTCGCCCTGGTCAAACCGTCATGACGGAACAGCCGCCCGAAAATGGTCTGCATCATGCTTCTTAATTCCAAGTCTTCACCCCCTTTCAAATAAGGTTCATATAGTCTTCTTTGTTCTGTTCCAGCGCTGTATAGGCATCCAGTAGAGAGGCAAACCCATCAATACGCTTTCGCGGGTTGGACGTTTTGCACGGCTGAATGTTGTCATTTCGGTCTACATCGACGGCCACATTCGTCATGCACCATTTCAAGATTGGATTGTTATCATAAATAATCCGCTTGGCTGCCAAATCAGCTGCCAGATTCTTCATTGGTCCGGATAACGTCTGCTTGCCCTGAGCTACAGGGACCATCACGTCATCGCCGAACCGCTCTTTCATGCTCTGCACCAGGTAGGCCGCACTCCATCGGTCATAGCCGCACTTGAACAAATAGATGTCATCCTGTTCCATTTCATCGACGAACCATTGTAGGATGAGCCGGTAATCATTGCGGAAGCCAGGCGATGTCCGGAGCCAGCCCTTTTTCTTCCAAATATCGTAGGGAACTTGGTCTTCATGCACGCGTTTTTCCAGTAAATCCTCCGGAATCCAGTACATTTGCTTGATGTAAATGTTCGGATCATCACGGACGCAAAAAAGCATCGTAGCGCATGTCAGGTCCGTTGTTTCGGACAAATCAAAACCACCTATTCCATACTTAGGCTTGAGAGCCTTCATGTCATAGGTGGTTTCATTGTTCAGCTGGTCGAATGTAAAAAATGCTTCCCCGCTAGTTTCGCGGATGTTGAAGTCCTTGCACAGTAAGTTCTTGACCCTGAGCGCGTCATGCTGCGCTTGGTAAACCTTCTGCGCCAGCGTCTGGGTATTCTTGATGCTACCCAGGCCCGGATTGGCTTTTGCCCAGCACGCTGGGTCCGTCCACTCTTCCCGTTTATCGAGTTCATAGACGATAGGGAGGATGGTTTCATCCTTATAGCCGGCCGGGTCCTCATAACCATTGATGATACGTTCGCATTCATCATATTTCAGGTCATAGATGTTATCACGGACCGTGCCGGCCGTCGTGGTAATGATACAGAGTGGCTGTTCACGGGCCGTCATGCCGTCGATGAGGACATCATACAGGTTCTTATCTTTCAAGGCGTGCAATTCGTCGATGAGCGCCCCATGCACGTTTAGGCCATCCAGCTTATCAGAGTCAGAGCCCAACGGCTCGAACGTTCCCTCATTGAAGCGGGACCGGATGACGGATACACGCAGATCTAATTTCTTATTCAATGCCGGCGACTTCTTAATCATTGAGCAGGCTTCACGCCAGATGATTTTTGCCTGGTCCTTTTTGGTGGCTGCGGAATAGATTTCCGGGCCGGCTTCCCCGTCCGCCACCAGCAAGTACAGTCCAAGGCAGGAAGCAAAGGTAGATTTTCCGTTTTTACGGGCGACGATAAGAATCAGCTGTCGGTACTCACGGAGCCCGGTATCTTTATCTACGAATCCAAAGAGAGCTGCTGTGATGGCCTTTTGCCACAGCTCCAAGAGGACTGGCTTCCCGCCCCATTTGCCCTTCGAATGCTTACAAAAGGTCTGAATGAAGTCAATGGCATATTGGGCTTTGGCATCGTCGTAGATATACTGCGAATTTTGGTCATTGATTTTTTCCGTCAGATGCTTGAATACCCGCCGTACCTTATCGGATACTACTATCTGACCGGATTTTATGCCGCCGTAGTATTTTTCAATGTAATTCAAGGCCTGTTTTTGATGAATTCCGTCAGCGTATCCTCTGCATCAGGGGCCGCTGTGGCCGGAAGACATTGCACCAGGGTACGGATGGCGCTCACATAGTTCTTGAACGTGGTGGAGTAGGCCTTTGAAACCGTTGACTCCTTGGTTCCAAACTGATTCTCCCCGTTTTTGTATTCCTCAACGAATCCAACCTCTTCCAGCTGCTCCATGAGCTTCTGCAACTGGTATTCCAGCCGTGCAACCTGCCCGATCAGCGGGCTCACGACCGTCTGCTTCTCTTCATCGGCGGCTTTCAATGCTTCCTGCAAGGCTTTCACCCTTCTTCTAATCGCTGTTTCCGGTTTAATCTGTCTCACTCCATCACCTCCTTACTTGTTGCCGTTTCTTTTGCTATTTTCTCTTTGGTTTTGATACTACACCCCCTTGGCGGATGCCGTTTGTATCACAGAAAGGCCCGCCCCCGGCGGCATTTTTCAGGCTTCCAAAAGGGAAGAACGGGGGGGCTTAGCGGCCATGTTCCAGGATGCCAATGGGATTACCATCATCATCAAATACGCACTCCCTGCCCAGGCCTGCACCATGCACGGTGTTATGGCAGTAGATACATAGAAGCTCTAAGTTATCCCAGCCATACACCACGCTGTCATCCCCTACATTCTCCGGAGACAAGTGCGTCTTGTGGTGGACGATAAACCTAGGCGGCTTTCCAGTCCCAACAAAGGAACGGTTATGGCATCGCTCGCACACGTAGTGCTGAGACTCTGCATAAGCATGAGCCACCTTGCGCCATCGCTGGCTGTTGTAAATGCCCTTGGCAAACGCCCTGGCCACGCTGCCTCACATCCTTTCATGTTCAAAAAAGAAATGGAAACCAAAATAAAAAATCAAATTCCATTTCCATTTTCCATTTCGGTTTCCGATTTCAAAATAAGAAAACAAAAACCACGCTGGTCTGCGTGGCTGTCTGTTCCCTGTTCAATTTTCGATGGTATTAGTATAACACAAAGCGTCCGCACATTCCGTACCTAAATCATGCAACAATCGGTCACGTTTCTGCTAAAAACTGTTCAGAAAGTGTCCATGCAATAGTTATCCACAAAATTATTCACATTGATGTTGATAGTTCTATTATCGTTTGAAGAACACAACTGATGTCTGCAATGGCACAGCATCCGGGCCAAATATCATTCCCGTCAGAGTCTTTAGCGCAGTGCGTGCCCGTCTCCGGCAGGAGCCAACACTACAGCAGGCATACCGAGCCGTACTTTCCCAGGATGCATCATCAATGTATCTGCTCTCTAAGATTCTGGCATCCGTCTCATTGATACCTTTCAAGGAAGCCATCGAGCTATCCAGACGCCGGATGAGCGGTTCAATCTGCTGCAAGTCAGCATGATATTGCCGGATCTTCTGCTGCAAGTCATCACGCTGCATGTACATGCGCTCTTCCTGACTTACCTTTTCACCGCCCCCGCAGCCACCAGTTGGCGACATAGACGGCGCTGCCGGCGCGGCTTCCAGTTCCAACATGCGCTGGCATTCTTCGATATCGGTTTTAACGTTCGCAATGTACTGTGAGAACTCTCGATACCGGCGCAAGTATTCTTTCACTGCGTCGATATAATCATTATGATACATCCCGTTTCCTCCCATCACTGAATTTAGAAAGCAAGGCAGGTATTAAATCTGCCTTGCTCAAACTACTGTTTCACTTCTCTCACGCTGATCCGCAAGTAGCCAGCGCTCCGAGAGTACCATTTCCGGCAGGACACTTCGACCACTTGCTTGTCGTCTTCATAGGCTGCCTTGTTCAGCGCATCCAGAACGACTTTCAGCGTGTTATCAATGTCAGGCTTCTTTGCCGGACGGTTGATGTTGTTCTGGCACGCCAGCCGCTTTCCCTTCGTGTACGACTTCGGAATCTGGAAGTAGGCATCAACCGTAATCCCGACATAGCAATCAGATGGAATGGCCTTCCCTCCGGCAGCCAGGAACGCTTTGCGAATCAGCTTTTCATACTTCGCCGTTTTCGCTGGCGTATAAACGGTCCCGCTCTTATGGCTGAACCGCGGCCTTGCTTTCCCTTGTGGGTTCCCTTCTACGATAAACTCCATACCATCCTCCCATTATTTCTGAATCAGCAGCCATTCCAAGAACGTCATGTGTTCCTGGAGCCGCCCTGTATCATACACATACCATTCAATTCCAAGCCCTACAGCAGCCAGCAGAAGTACCAGGCCAACGGCTATAAAAAATTCGTATCCGTTTTCATATAAAATTCTTCTCACATCCTCATCGCCTTTCTGAAAGAATCTTCACATTCCGGGCGGCGATTCTTCTGGCAGGCCCGCTCATCGTTGCACTTGCGGACCCGCTGCCCGAATTCGTCATACATCCAGTGCCATTGGCCAGAATACAGTTTCCTGCCGCAATACGCGCACCAGTGATACTCCCCGCGATTTTGCAGCAGTTCTTTCTGTAATGCCTGGATGATCTGCTCCGTGTTTTTCTGCCTCCGCCTGTTCTTTCGCCCCATCCTGCATTACCTCTCACGGTTAACCATGAACAGGCTCAAGAAGATGGAAGCCAGGAAGCCGCCCGACATCATCCCCAGGAAAAATACAATTGCATTTACTTCATCCATCCCAATGCCTCCTTAGAAGGGAATCTCTTCCTGCTCCATCCATTGCGGGTCATTTACTTCCGTCCCCATTTGCTCAAATCCTACTGGAGGCGCGTTATGGCTGCCAGCGTTCCCTTGAGTGGATGGTTCAGAACGCTTCTCGATGAACTCAGCCCTGTTCACCGAAATTTCTGTAGTATATTTCTTCTCTCCGCTCTTGCTGGTATAGCTCCCTGTCTGGATTCGTCCTTCAACCAAAAGCCGCTGCCCTTTATAGACGTAATTTCCAATGGCGTCGGCAGTCTTGCCGAATGCTACGCAGTTGATGAAATCGGCTTCCGGATTCTGACCTTTTTTATTTAATCGGTTGACCGCCAACGTGAAGCGGGCTATGGTCATTCCGCTCTGTGATGCCTTGATTGCCGGGTCACGGGTCAGCCGCCCTAAAATAATGGCTACATTCATGCTTTCCCTCCATCTTCCATAAACAACTCCCGCAAGAACTTCGTGTATTCTTCCGCCTTTGCCAGGTCGCTATACAGCGTGCCTTTTTTCGGGTAGCGGTACAGGTACTTGATGATATTGCCCATGTAGTAGGCTTCTGCTCCGGAAAGGCCACGGGTCATGATTTCAATTACTTTTTTACACTCTGTGCCCTTCCAGGTGTAGTGATCCGGATGATGAATCATGTCAGACATTTCGCCCGGTTCATCGTCCACATCAATTTCTTTGCCCTGAAACAAGATGGTACGGTTTTCCATTTCATTCCCTCCCTTTATCGCTTCGGTGTTCTTCGTAGGCTGCCTTGCATATCATTTTTAAAGCTCTCTCAAAATGGATACCATAGACATTATCTAACGCCTTCTGTAGCGCTATCTGGCATTGTGCTAAGGTTACCCAGCTAATACCGTACTGGGATAGATTCAGGCCGTTTACTATGATTTCTAGTTCCGCGCCGTTTTTTAGCTGATCCATAATGCGCTCAATGCCCTTTATATCCCGCTGAGATTCCTCGTCGAACATGTCAATCAATTTGCTGTCGTTGGACATTTCAGCCCCTCCCAACACCTAATCAATAATCACTACATTCGCATGGCTGATATTGATAGTTTTCCCATCGGAGTGTTCCACAACGATATCATCACCGGTTTCTTCGTCCAGCCAATCCAAGAGGACATCCTGGCAATTATCACAGGTTTCGCGCGCTGTATGGCAAACATCACAACCTATAACAAGAGCCAACCATTTTGCCAGTTCATTCTTGTCCATTGCTTTTATCGCTTCATAGTTCGTCATAATCCATTCCTCCTTATCGGTAAATCTTTCCCGTCCGGGTATTTTTCAGTACAATTCGTTCAACGACTTCAAAGCCGTAAGCCTTGAAGACGGCCCTGGCCTTGTGGATGGCTTTATCCATTCGGGCGGCATCCGCCTCATCCAGCCTTCTTTTTTCTTCCTGGCGGATTGTTTTGTAAGCCCCGTCATACGTCGGATCAGCATAGCCTTCTTCGTTTTTAATCATCAGCCCAACCCCGTCAGTCTCTGATTCTGCCCTTCCACTCGCAGTGCATACGGATTTACCATCTCATAGATTCGGCTGCCAAGCGCTTCATCAATCCTGGCAAGGTTGCCAACGCTGTACTCACTGCTGAAAAGCGTCGTCAGATGGTTCAAGTATCTGGCATTAATCAGGTCAAAGACCACTTTCAGCTCATCACGGTCGATGGCCACCAGTTTTCCGTTTTCCACGCGGCCGGAAAACTTGAACAGGTCATCAATGTATAGATTCTGGCAGGTCTTCCACTTCTTCATGGCTGCATCGTAATCGTCACTGTAGCTCCGAGATGCCTTGACCAGGTTCGGAATTTCCGCCCGGTAGGAAAAATAGAAGTGTGGTTCTCCGAATCGCCGTGTCAGTTCCTGGCAAACGGCAATGCAGATATGAGTCTTCCCCATGCCAGAGCGGCCAAAAAGTCCAAAGCCAGTTCCGTTAAGGGTATGGTCTTTCAGCCAGCTTTCTGCCATGTCCTTCATTTTCCGGGCACTCTCACTACGGCTTACATCAAAGCTGGCAAGCGTATAACGTTCGTAATCCTTCGGGGATATGCCAGAGGTTCTGAGGCGATGCGCTACTTGCCGACGTGCCCAGCATTCGGGGCAGTGAGTCATGGCTGTTGTACCGTCGTCTCTTGTGATTGCGACCCAGCCGGTATTCCCGCAACGCTGGCAGTCGATGCCATCTTTTGCCGGCTTCACCGGTTCCGGAGCCACCGCCTTGCCGTTCTGTTTCACTTGTGCAGCCAGGTCATTAATCATGGCCATGACTGAGCCTTTCATTGAATCCATACAGCTACCTCCATCAAAAAGGAATATTGTCAATCTCCGGTGATACGGGTCCTTGGCTGTCCTGCTCTTTACGGGGCAGTTCATGCCGCTGCCATGTCCGGCACGTAGCCTGCCATGACTTCATGGGATTCCGTCCCACCTTCCAGCCGTTACTTTCGTAGTAGTCCATGAAAGCCTCTGCCGGGAAGGTGTAGCCATTCTCGGCAATGTACGCCTTGAGTTCTTCAAGAGTAGGCTTTACAAATTTATGCACAGCAGTTGTTGAGTTGTTGGAAGAGTTTCTCTTCCTACTACTCTCTCTACTATCTCTATCCTTACCTATCTCTATCTCTAACCTATCTCTATCTCTATCTCTATCCTGAGGTTCCATTTTGGAGCCGACTTGGTTCCGAACTGGTTCCAGTGTGGTTCCAGGCTGGATACAGGTTGGTTCCATTTTGGAGCCGACTTGGTTCCGAACTGGTTCGGTTAAAACGTATTCGCCTTTTTCGTTTACATCCAGAAGCTTGATTTCTTCGCAATCTGTTGGTTTATAGCGGTCCTTCTTGATGTAGTTGTGGATCCGCCAATGCTTAATGGCCATGATGCCAGTGTCGAACGGGATTAAATACTGCTTTGCAATAAGCAGCTTCACGTCATCTGGCGATGCTCCCACGGTGCGCATGATGGTCTTGGCATTTTTCAAAAAGCCGTCATCGTCTGCTCTCAGCAGCATGTGAAAGTACAAGCATTGCGTACTTGCCGGCATATCAAGGAACATGTCTGTATCAATGACCGACTTGCTCATCATTCTTTTATCCGCCACGGTATCCCTCCTTTCTCATAGGGCTGAGAATGTGCCGGCAGCACACACGCACCGCCGGCCAGTTTCCCAGTAATTCATCAATCCAGGAAGGATTATTTGGCATCGGATTCAAACAAATTCCCCTGGGCACGTCTGCCTTTGATGTACTTTTCCGTTTCATCCAGCAGATGCTGCACGGCTTTCCATGTCTGTGTGGCCATGAACTTCGGATGCTCTGCACCGGTAGGATTATTCATGGTAGCCGGTGGCTCTTTAAGCGCTGGCGTCACGACAGAAACGGATTCACCGGAAATCGGCAGGTAGAGCTTGAAGCCAAACTTTACCGACAGTTCTCCAGAAGATCTGTAAGCCAGCACAACTTCATTGGGGCTGATGCGGTGTTCCATGACTTCTCCAGTGAATGACATGATGGCTGCAATGTGGCTGCCCAGATACTGGAAAGCATCATAGAATTCCGGCGCTGCCTTTTCTTCTGATGTGAGCTGCAAGTTATCCCAGTAGCTGTCACGATATTTTTCATAGTTAATCCGGATGCCGCCCTTCACGAGCTTCACTTTGGAAATAATGATTTGCTTTGTTGTTTCTCCCATAGCTGCCTCCCTTTATTTCGCTGCTTCCTGGTCAGGAATGATTTCGCCGGTCTCCGGATCCACATTCTGAGGGATGGGTTCCGCATCAATGGTCATCGTTTCATCCGGTTCATCTTCCATGCTGGCGGAGATATTGCTCTTGACCGTTTCATCGGTTGCGACTGCTTTGACGAAATCGGTGGCAATCGGAGCATATTTAAGGGCACGCTTCAGGACCGTCTTCTTGGCCATGGCGTCAAAATCAGTCTGCCACGGGCCATTACGGAAGCTCTTGGATTTCTTCTGGGCGAATTCCAGCACATCGTCCTTGCTCATGACTTCAAAGCCATAGCCACCGGTTTTAGTATGCCAAACGGCATAGTACATGGTGACCGGGCCGCGGTTGGTCATGGCCGGGATGTGTTTCAGTTTAGGCTCCAAGCCCAGCTCGTATTCGAATTCATCGTTTTCATGGACTTCATGCGCCTGAATGTCTTTGATTTCTCCGGATCTGTACGCCAAATCCAGCAGCCCTTTATAGCCAAGCTGGAACTGGCACACATTGCCATATGGAATCAGGTATGCCTGGCCAACTGGGGTATTGGGTTCCAGCCCAAGCTGAGCGGCCTGCATCATCGCTCCCAAAAAAGACTGAGGCGTACACTGCTGCAATTTAGGCGTGCTGGAAAGGGCAGTGAAGACCATACGGGTAAAGCGCTCCGGCGTGATGACAGACGGCAGCGCCTTCTTGATTTCCGGTTCCATGGCCTTGATGAGCCCTTTCAGGGATGTATCCTTCTGCTGCATTTCCTGCACCTGAGTATTTCTTTTCGTCAATCCGCCTTTAGTGTTCATGGTTATTTATCCTCCTTGACTTCTTTGATAGCAAACCGGCGGCTTGCTTTGCCGGTTGAAATAAATCCTTTATCCTTTAAGGCCTGGTACATGTCCGGGTCCGCCTTTTTGAGTTTCGACAGTGGGCATGTTTCCCTGCCATTGGTAGCTTTCCAGGTAACTTTGAATGATCCGACGCGGCCTGCTTCCGCATCCCCCAGCATTTCTTTCAGCCGGTTCTGGTTCAAGGAAATCTGTTCTTTGAGCTTATCCATGATTTCCGTGTCCCCGTTGATGCGGGCAATCAGCGTATCTGCTTCTTCCGGCAGCGTGATTTCTTCGTCACGGCTGTCAGCATATCTGGCGGCCAATGCCTGGGAGCAGGAAAGGGAACCATCCACGGGCGGCGCGGTTTGTGTCTGCACCAGATTCCAGAATTCTTTTTCCGCTTCAATAAGTGTCTTGATGTCCTCTTCATTACGCTCAATCCGCTTCCACCTGGCTTCATTTCCTCCAAGCAGAACGGCTATGTACCAGTAGTCTGCCCCAGTAACTGCCATGTAGTGGAGGCACTGACAGTAATAAGCATCCGGAATTTCATCATCCTTCCACTTCCGGTACTGGCTGACGCCAGCGGTCTTGATTTCAAGGCCGGCATTTTCACCAATAACGGTACGGTCCACATTGGCCAGCATGAACGGGTATTCCCTGCTCTGGAGTGTCCCCAGGCGCTTTACCTTCTTGCCGGTTTCTTCCTGGAACCAGTCAGCAATGTTGGCTTCATTCTTGGCACCCCAGTATACGTACTGATTATCCGACAGATCTGGCGGCTCTACCTGGCCCGTCTTTTCCATCCACAGCTGGTAGGGGGATTTGTACGAATTCAGCCCCATGATGACAGCAGCATCACTGCCACCGATGCCAAGGTCTCTTGTCTTGAGCCACTTTTCATGGTCTTCGGCATCTTTGACCGATAAAATCAAATCACAGTTTGTGTACGCCATTTTCTTTACCTCCAAAATTTGTTAAAATAGAGGCGGAATTTATTGGGAAATATAGTTCCGCCGGCCTGCCGTTGGTTGCCTCCAGCAGCAGGCCATTTTATTTTTCTTTCAAAACAGGGATGAGCAACTTCTGCCCTGGCTGAATCTTTCCGGCATCCGTGATATGGTTGCGGTCCATGGTCCGGTCAATCATGATCCGTACATCTTCCCGGTCGTCATTGATTTTGGAGCAGATGTCCCAAATAGTTTCATCCTCATCCACCACGACAACCTTATCAACGTATTCAGGTTCAGCCATCAACGCTTTGACACCGGACGCGATGCCAAGGGCAATAGCCGGCAGGACGATAACTGCCAGGCCAATCCGCCCCCATCTGTAACGATGTTTTCTCGGCCTAGTCATCTGCGTCACCTCCCATTCAGGAACTTGTTAATGAAATACACCTGACCCCTTCCGGTCACTTTTGGGGTCTTGGTAATGATGTTCACCCCATTACCGTTTGTGTAAGAGCCTTCCTTGATTTCAAAGAGCCCCATTTCCATAGAGCGCTGTGTGGGCATGTTGTAGTCTGTCCCCTGGCGCTTAATCAAATACCCATTTTCGCGCATCCACTGGAATAGCCTCTTCTGGCCAATCTGGATCCCGTTGCCTCTGAGTATTTTGGCAAGCTCACCAATGAGAATGGATGTCTTGCTGGCACTGACTGACCCGGCAAAGATAACGGCCGGCTTTTGTTCTTCCAGCATCAGCTCCGCCTGTTTCCGCTTTGCCTGTTCTTCTTTGAGCTGCATAGCCAAGCTAATCAGAAAGTCAGGTTCCGTGATAGCTCGTTGCAACGCCTGATCCGTCATATATGCACCGTGCCGCCGGATAGCAGGAAGTACTTCATCTGCCAGCACAGCCTGGAAATTTTGCGCCACCTCATTGCTGGCCTTGAAGCCCAACCGGTAAACCATGTTTTCAGGGAGATAATCATCTTTCCCAACATGTTGGGAAAATCCAAATCCGCGAAGGTATCCATTTACGGTTTCCCATCTGACGTATTCAACACCATTCTTTTCTTGTGTGAATCCAAGTCCTCTTGCTATATCTTCGGCATTCAGATAGGCCGTAGCAGTCTGATTATCCATGTAACAATGAACATTTCTGATATTCATGATTTCATTCATGCTTCTCTTCTCCATTCTTCTTTACCCATTCCTGGTATTCATCCGGATGGCTCCGGATGTAGTCCCTGATGTACTGCATAAGAGCATACATGCCGCTCGCCTCCTTCATACAGCTTCCTTCTTGTTTCTTAATAAACGAATAAACTCGTTTTTTGAGCCAAAAAAAATATTGTTTGTCGGTATCTTATAGATTTTTGGAATCTTCTGGATGAAAGCAAAAGGGGCATTCGAGCTATCTTCTTCCAGCTTTGCCAACGTCTGATAGTGAATCCCAAACAGGTCAGCGGCTTCTTTCTGCGAATATCCGATATTCCTTCTGGCTGCTTCCAGTGTGATTAACATCTCATCACCTCCCTCGTTCTTGATATAAGAATAAACGAGTTTATTCGTTTTGTCAATAGTTATAACGAATTTTTCCGTTTTTTTGTCATGTGTTATATTGAAAATAACGGTTATATTCGTTATAATATAACTAGCTATTGAAAGAAGGTGTAAAAATGCCAAGAAACAAGCTATCGAAATTCGATAAAGAACTCCGAGCCCAAATATCAGCAAATTTAAAGAAGTATACGGACGGCATTACTCAATATGAGCTTTCAGAGATGACAGGCATCCCAGTATCCACTCTCTCCGGATATTTCGCCATGCGGTCAACCCCTAATGCCGGGAATATACAAAAGATAGCTGATGCATTGCATATAGATAAATCTGATTTAGACCCACGTTTTTCAAATAGTATTCTGAAAAGTGACGCTAATGAAGAGCCAGAGCTGAACAGCCGTGATGAACGTGAGATAGCATCAGACCTGGAAGACATGATGAACTCGGTATCTTCTGCCGCCTTTGAAGGGGAGGACGACATAGAAGACATTGAAGCCTTCAAAGCAACCATCAAGGCCGCCATGATCCAGGCAAAGAAGATTGCCAAGAAGAAATATACGCCGAAAAAATACCGGAGGGATTAAGACTATGGATGTGCAGCAAAAAGTTGCCGCTCTTATCCGTCGCTATAAAACAGATGACCCGTTTCGGCTGGCTGCGTGCAAGAATATCATCATCATGTATTCGGACCTGGGCGGCAAATACGGCAACTATCTCAAATATAAACGTTCAAAATTTATTATTATTGACGACACTCGAACGCCGGAAGCCATGCTGCCGTTCGTCTGTGCGCACGAACTTGGCCATGCGCTTTGTACGCCCAATGACAATACCCAGTGGCTCAAGACCTACACCATGGATATCAATGCTGACCGTGTGGAAAGACTGGCAAATATGTTTGCTGTAGAGCTGCTGTTGAATGATGGGTATCTGGCAGAGCATCCGGGGACATCTATTTACACTCTGGCCAATTGCCGCGGAGTGCCGCATCGTTTCATTAAGTTGAAAAAGTCAGGGAGGGATATATAATTGTTCAACTTTATAAGCCACCTCTTTTCTTCCGACCCGGAGAAGAAAGAAAAACGCCGGGCTGAAAAAGAAGAGCGGGACCGCCTCCGGGCACAAAGAAAGCACAATCAAAGGATAGCCAGCAAGCAGGTCCTTTCTGATGAATGGCATCCGGTGAACTTTCCTTATCAGGCCACCATCTTCAACATCCAGCGGGCCAACAAAGGCTATGGCAGCACATGCCAGATATCTGCCCGCTATATCGAAAACGAGCAGTACAAAGATATGATTTACCTGGTAAATCCCAAAGTGAAATCATTTTCCTTTTCCAACTATCACGATATCAAGCCAGAAGATGTAGCCGATGCTCCGGCATTCAAAGACGTATGGCCAAAGCTTGACCCATATTTTACCGGAAAGAACGTCATCACCTACTATGCAGATGCTCATCTGAGGTCGCTGCAAGCTACCTTGAAAAAGAATCACATTCCGGAGCCGGAGATGCGCTTCATTGACCTTTATGATTATTTTTGTGAGCGCCACGATAGCTGGGAGTCTCTCAGTCTGGACTCTGTGGCCGAAAAGCTTGACCTCGATACCTTCCCAAGTGCCAAAAATCCAAAAGCCACCTTGGCCACCATTACAGAAATTCTTGAGCTGATGTATGAAAAGCGCCCCGGCATCCTAAGGAAGCTATTGGACATCAAGGCAAAGTGAAAGCAAAATAAAAAGCCCCTGCCATATCGCGAAATATGGCAGGGGAATGCAGCCTGGCATTACCAGTACCAGGTTGCGGTTATAATCCACTCTTGTAGGAGGCAGATTATGTGTATATTATATCATGAAAGCCTCCATTCACCATAGAAGGAGGCTCTTTTTATGCCTAAAACAGAAGAAAAACAGGCCGTAAAGGCCGTCATATATGCCAGATATTCATCCGATCGGCAGCGTGAGGAGTCCATAGAAGGACAGCTCCGCGTTTGTGAAGACTATGCCAACCGGAACAATATGACCATCCTTCATACTTATGCGGACCGCGCCATGACTGGCCGCTCTGATCAGCGGCCGGAGTTCCAGATGATGATCCGCGACGCCGCCACCATGGCCTTCGATGTCGTCCTGGTGTATAAGCTGAACCGCTTTGCCCGGAACCGCTACGACAGCGCGAAATATAAACACAAGCTGAAAAAGTACGGTATCAAAGTTGTTTCAGCCATGGAAAATATTGCGGATGACCCGTCCGGCATTCTGCTGGAATCCGTCATTGAAGGTATGGCAGAATACTATTCCGCAGAACTCGCCGAAAACGTTATGCGTGGCATGACCGAAAATGCACTGGAAGGGAAGTGGCCTGGCGGCGTCGTCCCCCTTGGCTACAAGTTAGATGAACAACATCACCTTGTTATTGACGGGCCAAAAGCAGAAGTCGTCCGGCTTATTTATCAGATGGCACTGGAAGGGCACAATCAGAAATACATCATCGACGAGCTGAACCGGCGCCATTACACCAATTCAGCCGGAGGCCCGTTCTCTTACAATACGCTGCGTACCATTCTGAGAAACGAAAAGTATATAGGAGTGTTCACCTGGGGAACTGTGCGCAGGGAGAATGCCTGCCCTGCTATTCTGGATAAAGCCACATTTGAAGCCGTGCAAGAGCATCTAAAGTTCCGGACAAAACATCACATCCGGTCCTGCAATGAAGACTTCCTGCTGACAGGCAAATTGTTTTGTGGATGCTGCCACAGCAAGATGGTTGGCGTGTCTGGAACCTCCAAGACCGGTGCTATCTATTATTACTATGCCTGTGCCGCTCATCTCAAAAAGAAATGCAAGACCAGGAACATCCGGAAAGATGCTATAGAAGACCTTGTATGTGAAGTGACCACGCGGATTCTCTCCAGTAAAGAAGCAGTGGAAGCCATCGCCCGGCAGGCCATAGAGATGCAAAAGAATAAAAAAGACTCCCTGGAACTCCAGGCAATCAAGAACCAGATCGCAGACATCAACAAGAAGCTCCAGAACTGCGTCAAGGCGGTTGAGAACGGCCTTATCTCTAATACCATAACAAATCATATCAACGAATACGAAAAAGAGCTTACACGGCTAAAAGACGATGCCGCACGGGTAAAACTGCTGGATGGCGATATCGAACTGACTCAGCAACACATTGAATTCTTTTTCTGGTCCATTGCGCAAAAAATAAAAGCTGCGGACAAGTACAAGAGCATCCTGCTCTCATCCATCGTCCGCAGCGTAATCGTATATAAGGACTATATCGAAATCCAGTATAACTATAAAAACGAACTCCCCATCTTACAGAATCCTGTAAAAGTGGAGAGTTCGTATCTCAATCAAATGGTGAACTTACCCATACCACATACGAACCTCACCGTACTGGTATCACAGGACTTTTTTACAGTCCGGATCCGGCGGGAAGTCGCATGAAAATAAAGGCCATAGCACAAGACACGGCTATGCCTTTATTATATCATCAATCTTCGATTTCATACACCCTTGGCAGGTTCTTCTTTTGCGTTCTCCGCCGTTGCTTTCGTCAGTACGGTCTTTACCACAAACACCAGCCCTTCCATGACCAGCGGCAGAACGATGCCATCACGGACGCGGCACCAGCCGGATTCCTGAGGAGCCTGTGCCTTCACCTTTTCAGAAAAGCCATCTACGGCATTTTCAATGATTGGCATAACTTGTTCCAGCAGAGTGTTGGTGACCTGGTCTTTCAGTTCATCGGTCACGACATCGACATTCAGCACATCAACAATATTGTCTCTCACATCAGTCCATTTACTCATGATTATTTTCTCCTTTTCAACTTTCGCAGCATACGGTTACTGGATGCTGCATTCATAGTCCGTTACACCTCTGGCAATTGCCCTGGCAAAGTCGTCCTGCTTTTTCACCAGCATCTGTTCATCTTCATCATTGGAGATGAAGGCCAGCTCAACAAGGACCGCCGGAGCATCGGTGTTAGTCAGTACATAGAGACCATTGACACCGGGCGTAGCCGTTTTAACGCCGCGGTCTACAGTGCCCAGTGCATCAACAATCTGATTCTGGATGCAGGCTGCCAGAGCATGACCGGCAGAGCTGCCTGCACACGCCCATGTTTCTGTACCGGTTGCGGCAGCTGCTTCTGCGGAATTGCAGTGGATAGAGATGAAAAGGTCTGCACCACTGGCATTCGCCTGATCACAGATTTCTTCAAGGCTGTCGCACTGGAAGACGTTCGTCACACCTACACCAGCAGCCTTGAGATAGTGAGCAACAAGGTCACCCACTGCCAGTGCTACATCGCACTCACGCAGCCCAGTATTGTCGTTCACCGCGCCCGGGTCCGGTTCGCCATTGGGTGCATGGCCAGGATTAATAAATACGTTCATTTATTGTCACCTCCTTTCGGTGTGGAGCCCTTGATTGTGCCGCCGATGTATCCCAAAAGGCCGGTCACAATGCTCATGGCCAAATTATCGAGCCCATAAAAAATAGCCATTATCAGGCTCGCTGAAAGAGCAATAATGACTAGAATGTTTTCGATATCAATTTTTTCAAACTGGAACAACTCAACCACCGCCTTACACGTCATCCGGAAGCTTGTGCGGAAGGCTGCTAAAGCGCTTATATATTCCGCTTACAATACCGTTCCCTCCAAGGTCACAGTATGCGGCATACATGGAGCCCATGATTTCCACCGTATTAATCGGGGCATATCCTTTTTCAAGGCATGTCTCCATTCCAGTGATAAGACGGTCGCGCAGCAGGGCCTGCACTCCCTTGACCAAAGCTTCATTTCGTACTTCCTTTTCGCCTTCTTGCTCTTTAATGCGTTTTCGCTGCTGTTTCCACTCATACAACAGGATGCCTGAAAATAAGGATGGCACGCCTGCTAAAAGAATCTGCCACCAATCCACTATTTAGCCTCCTTAGTTGTGCTGTCGGCGGTCTTGCCCGGTTCAGCATCCTTGGGCGCTTCTTCCTGGTAAAGGCAGCACTTCGGATTCTGGCAGGTACCGTCATCACGTAAAACCTTCAAGCAACGAACACATCTCTTCTTGAGTTTAAATGCCATAATTGTGGTCCTCCTTTTATTCGTTCAATGCTTTCATATCCGAATCAAACTGTGCATCGAGATTTGTCAGTTCAGTTCTGAGTTCGTTCTGGGTATCCGCATCACCGGCAAGAGCCGCAGCCAGATAATACTTCATGAGTTCTTCTTTGTCAGATTCATACGTAGACTGCAACTCTGCCTGTTTTTTTGCTTTCTGCTCCTCGGCTGTTGGCTCCGGTGCAATGTATGCGGTCGGCTTACCATCTGCACCTCGTACATATTCGCCAGTCAGGTACTGGTTATAATCTGCTGCGGAAATGACATCTACGACAGCTGCATCCTCGAACAAATCTTTAGCCTTTTCCGTTAAGGAAGCCAGCTTTCCTGTATTCTTGTCCTTGCCAGGGTCAAAGTCGCAGATCAGCGAACCAACGCGCTTGCCATCTGCATCGAACCCAGCCACGTAGTAATCAACGTTCGTACCGTTCATTCATTAATCCTCCTATAGTAAAATGGCCTCCATGAAGGAGGTTTTTATTATGCGTAAACCAAATGGATACGGCTGCATCAAACGGCTGTCCGGAAACCGGAGGAGGCCGTTTGTTTTTGTAATATCTGAGAATGGTAAGCAAAGACCTGTTGAATACTTTACCAACCAGATTGACGCGGAAATCTTTCAAGCTGACTACAACAAGACTCATAACCATCACTCCCTCCCTGGGCATCAAATCACATTAGAAGAACTGTACCATCGGTGGCTGCCAGCGCACACGGCAGATACCGCGCCATCAAAATCAACACTGTGCAGCTATGAAAATTCATTTAAGCATCTCTCATCTCTGCACCAGGAACCATTTTCCAGTCTGAAATACATGGACTATCAAAGAATCATAGATGGCATGAGAAAAAGCGGGCTGTCGTACAGCTCGCTTAAAAAGGTGAGATCACTCATTTCATTGCTCTCTCAGTATGCCAGCAAAATCGAGTTGGCCAACAAGAACTATGCTCCGCTCTTATCCATCGGAAAGAACAAGCAGGTCCGGCCACATAAGCCGTTTAGTCGGCAGAAGATAAACCGTTTATGGAAAGCAGTTTGCAATGATAACGTTGATACTGTGCTGATATTGCTTTATACGGGTATGAGAGTCGGGGAACTGCTCCATCTCCATAAGTCAGACGTCAACATCCGGCAGCGTTTCATCCGGATTACCAAGAGCAAAACCGTTTCCGGCATCCGGATTATTCCCATCCATCCCAGAATCCTTCCATTGATAATTGCCAGGATGGATTCTCCCGGAACCACTCTTCTGAGTGACACCAACGGGAATCCATATGACTACAGTCGCTATTGCATCATCTGGCGCTCAGTCATGCAGCTCATCAACGCTGCCGGCCATACAACACACGATTGCAGGCATACTGTCACAACCCTGCTTGACAATGCCGGGGCCAACGAAACTGCCAAGCGGCGCATCTTAGGGCACGCGGGCGGCGATGTCACCGAGCGCGTCTATACCCACAAAAATATTAGGCAGCTCCGGAAATGCATTGAACTATTAAAATAATGTTACTAATACGATACTGTAAAGCAGATGGCAACCACGATTTCACTATATATTTTGTGATTTCGTGGTTGTTACTACTGTTTCCAGCAAATCTGATGAAAATACGGTGATTCCAGAATTACTGATTCCCAGAAATGTCCACAACCAGCGTAAATGCTGGATTGCAATAAAAGCAAATCTTTTCAGGGACCGTGCATATTCTCCATAGTTCTCTCCTCCAAAAGCAACCAGTATACAGTGGGTATATATTGAGAATAATATAAGCTATATACTCCCAATTTCTTTCAGCGAAAATGCTTATGGAGCTAATGCTACGCACTTTGGTACGAATAACAATACGTCGGTTATTGTCAGGGCACTTGATAAGAACCACGTCGAAATTGGCGTAGGTTACGACTCTGCAAATTTTGCATATGTGCTTATTTATGGGAAGTAAACAGTGGGGAATCATATCTGTATCTACAGCCAATGCGCAAGGGGTACACTATGCCTCCACAACACTTCCGTTGACTGCCGAAGCGTTCTTGCAAGGTATTTCATCCTTTAATGACCCAAAAGCCA